ATGTAGCCGGGTTTTACATATTCTATTGTGTATATTACTTGCGAAAAACATATTAATCCAGCTCATTATGCACATAATCTTCAAACACAAATAAATTGACAAACCGCTTGAAAAAGAAATAGTTCGCCAACGTAAGTACCAAATAAACGGGTTTGCGGGATTTCAAAAATTTTTTGGAGAAAATGAAAAAACCGACTTTTTGTAAAATCTTGCCCACTTTTAGTGCTTTTTTGCAATGTTTACAATGATACGTGTGTTGATCATATCGGTTCAATATTTCTTTTCTACTCAATTCGCGGTTTTCTTTCCATTTGTAGAAAAAAGGTATACTGGGTATGTGTTTGTATACCCATTTTTTATAAAACCCGATGGCTTTGTCGCTATTTGTCGGCATATAATATTGTTTATTATGATGATAAGACTCATTGTGTTTCCATAAATATTGCTCTTGTTTATGCAAGATCAATGTATCGCTATCCAGAAATTTATTGGTGAAAATATGTTGCAACCAAATAGGTATTGTGGAAAATATTTTATACGCACGTGTATGCTCATTTACCTGATATTTGATGAATATACGCGTTTTGTCTTCTTGAATGGGAACCATGAATATGTGTAATCCTGACAGCAAATTCAATTTGGGTTTTAATATTTTCAAAAAATAATGACAAGGATACTCAAAAGTCATAAATCCCGCGCGAGACGATTTTCCAGCGGTTTCTTCAAACAATATGGATAGATTGTTTTTCTTATTGGAAAGCAGTTCCACATTGATCGGTCCAGCTTTGTCTCGCGTGGACTGTAATTTATGATGGGCGAAGGGTATGTGTGCCGGGTCGAAGAAATTTTCCAACAAAATGAAAAAACTGAATGGTAAGTCCCTGGAAAAGACGGTCGTGTTTTGTAAATTGTATTTTATTGGCGGTGGATCGCATGATGTTTGGTTATCTCCTAAAAACGCCCATATTAAATCCCCGTGACGACAAGTGGGATAGTTTTTCACGCAAGTTCGTTCGCGGTTTTTTTGTGAAAACGCTTTGTCCATTTGAGGTATTTTCGTGCAAGCACCTTGTTCGTTGAATTCCCAACCGTGATATGCACACCGCAAATTCTTGCTTTCTTTGTCAATGTAGCCTTCGGATAAAGGTGCACAGCGGTGTGGACACACATCGTCTTGAAATACCAATTGATCGTCTTTTTTCCATAAAACATAGTCTTTTCCCAATATGCGAATTTGTTTGGGATTGGAAAAATCAGTGGAGGAGATCGGCACAATCGGAAACCAATTGTTTACAAAGCCATGACATAAAACGGGCAACCATAATAACAATAGTATCATATTGTTATTAGTGGTTTTGTATTTATATTCCTTTTAATTAAATCGACCAATATTTATACACAAAAAATAGCAATTAAAGATAGTGTGACTATTTGTTCATGGATTATTCAATAGTCGTCAATCATTTGGATTTTTCCTATGAAAAAAAAGAAATTTTTAACGATCTATCGCTGTCTTTTGAAAAAGGAGGATGTTATTTGGTCGTAGGATTAAATGGTTGCGGTAAGTCGACCCTTTTGAAATTATTGGCCGGTAAGACAATTTGCCCATATGAAAGTATACAAGTATTAAACAAAGATCCCTTTCGACATACTATTTTAAACAATGATATATCTTTTTTAAATAATGAATGGGGAACGCGCACAGTCGCCTATTCCGGCTACAATATGCCTTTGCAATCAGGTTTATCCGTAAAAGAAATGATGGTAAAATTAAAGGAACAATATCCGGAAAGAAACAAGGAATTACTCGAAACATTGAGTATTAATCCCGAATGGAAATTGAATGAAGTCAGTGAAGGTCAGCGAAAACGTGTTCAATTGTATTTGGGTCTAATCAAACCGTTTCAAATCTGTTTACTCGATGAAATTACGGTTAATTTGGATATTATTATTAAGGACCGGTTTATGAAATATTTGAAAAAAGAAAGCATAGAAAACAACGCCACTATTTTATACGTGACTCATATTTTTGATGGTCTGGATGAATGGTGTACGCATTTATTATACTTAAAACAAGGTGGTAAAGTAGGCTATTTCGATAAAAAACCTTCTTTACCTATTTATTATTATTTATTGGACTTGCTAAAAGAAGAGCCGTTTTCCAAGAACGAAGAAGCCGAACAAAAACGAAACGAAATCACTAAAAATGCGGGTGGATATACACACGGCGTTTTACCGGAATATTACGGTAAATCATGATAAGTGATTTTATACATTTATTTGGATCAAAAATGACTATATTTTTACAATTAAGCGAAGTTTTTAGAAAATTGATTCACTTAATTAAGCACTCATATAAGCATTAATATAATGGAAAACATGAATATTAATGAAATCGAATCTCTTGTCCAACTGAAGGAGTTAATACCTTCTGTTGACTTAAACAAAGTATTTGATTTTACGATTAAAAATTTAGGATTTGATAATCTTTCGAATGAAAAGATAATTGAAATTCTTAAAGACGGACGTGTATTTTCACATTTTATTGAACATTGGTTATCTATGACGTTTGGATTAATTCATATAAGCGGTTGTAAAGACCATGACTTTAGAGATCCAAATAACAGCGAAATCTTCTATGATCAAAAAACATTTACAAAGGGAGGCTGTAGATTCATGCCTTCAAGTATGATCGGTACGGGAAGAATATTTAATCAATCAGATTTTGAAAAAAAAGCAAACAAGTTGATTTATTGCATTGTTAGTAATATTAACTTTCCCGAAATAAAGATAATATTTATCCGTGGTTCTGATTTAATTACAAAATACCCACTAGGAAGCATCCCTTTCAAGGACCATGATAAGATATTTTCCAGTATTAGTCCATAACCTTATTAAACTTAGCAATTACTTCTTGTTTAGATATTGACTTTGGACCAACTGTATTATTAAATTCGTATATTATTGTAGATATTTTTTTTATATTATGTGCTATAGATTTACCGTTTGTAAATTTTATAAAATAATGGGATTGTATACTTTTTCCATCGATATTTGTATCGATTCTCCCTGCATTGACTCCAACTCGACGAAATGAAATATCGGGATTTTCTGTATCCTTAACAAACTCAAAATGAAGTGGTGTTAATTTTTCACTTATTACTCTGTTTGTTGACTTTTTTTGCCATATTTGAAATACACATGGAACATCGTGTTCTACATCATTTACTAGAAATGAATTGTCGGGTAAATCTGTTTCAAATAAAAGATGAAAATCTAAAGGAAATTTATTCTTTAAGCTATCCTTTTTAAAGCTCTTTGGCAATATAAACGAAATACTGTCGCAAAATTCACACGATTTTTTTATGAATTTAATCGCTAATGAGGATTGTCGACCAAATGGTGGATTACCGATTATATGTATTTTGTCGAAAGTTTCCTTACTATAATCATATAGCAAATAATCTTGTTGTATTATTTCGTCATTTTCCGGTTCTAAATCGTAAAATCGAAAATTATTTGATAATGATTTAATACCTGTAATAAAAGAACCGTTTCCTGCACTCGGTTCTATAATTAAATCATCCATATTTATTTGTATGTATTTTTTAACGAGATTTAAAGACAATTCTACGACATTATCCTTTGTGTAATATTTATCAATTGTATTACGATTTAATCCTTTTGTTTGTTTAGTTTCCATATAACGTATACTCTGTTGTTCGGTTAAATTGATAATATTTAAATCAATTTTACTTTTATATGGTTTCACTAAAATTCAATTTAAACGCGACCCATCCATAGCGAATTGATCGGATCATTCGGTACTTTTTCTACATTTTTGAATCCTGCTTCCATCATAAGTTCGGTCATGTTTGTTTGGTAATACTCATAAATGTGCGGCTCGGTTACTTCAAACGCCCATTTACGGAATGTGCTCACAATCAGATTATTTTGCACTTTACTTTGATCCAAATCTATGACGGCAAACGTTCCTCCTGGTTTTACGTGTTTTTTCAACGCATTTAATATGACCTTTGTAGGTTCCTTGGGAACTTCATGCAAAATGAATGTGCAAATAATAACATCGTAATCTTCTTGCAAATCCGGTTCTTCAGCATTGCGGTGGATGTATGTAATCGGAAGCCTCTCTTCCTTTGCACGATAAGTAGCCAAAGCCACAAAATAAGGACTCAAATCCATTCCCGTGATTCTTTTACAGTCCTTCAATGATTTCAATAAATATTCCGTCGAAATACCCACAGAAGAACCGACGTCCAACACGTCTTTCGGCTTGTTTCCACCATGTTTGTTAATATAATTCAAAAGATTTTGCGTAATATTATAACGCAACCAATTTTCGGTAGTTGTCGGATCGTTTCCTTTCCAATAGTTCACCGCCATACTCAATGTGGCAGCCTCGCCTTCCAAAGCGGCCAACCAATTGAGATTCCCATCATCATATCCGTGAAATGGACGCGTATAATAAGAGGGATAAACCATGGAATTGTTATTGACTTGTTGATAAATAAAATCTAATTTATCCAAATCTTTTTCATAGCGATAGGTAATGGCATTCCAATCGATACCACTCCTTTCTGCGCGTTGTATAAACCAATTTCGCGCATTTTCTTTGAGATTATTACTCAACACATCCCATAAAGTAGGTGATGCGTAATATTTTGTCTTTACAATACGAGGTCTCTGAATAAATGCAAAACAGAATGGTAACAATAATAAATAAAAAAGCATTTACTTATTATTAATAATGTACATTTAAATAGTTTCGAACAAATAAGTTTATAGTTTTACTAAACAAACGCCTTTTTGAAAGGGGAAATTACGGATCTCTTTTTCCCCTTCTTTATTGACAGTCACGTCTATATTTTCAATTTTCGGAATTTTCTTTGCTGGAGCACGATGTTCGCAACCTGTTTCACGCTCTTTTTCGATAGTTGTCCATGTATCTCGAATAAGCGGAAGAGCTGCATCGAACCATTTTTTATTACGTTGGACTAATACACAACTCATTTCATCCAAATACCAATATATAGTTGTATAAAGAGACCAACTTCGTCGTAATCGACTACGTGTTTGTTCGATCCAATTATCGACGTTTTCTTTTGTAAGTTCCATATTCAAGGGCATGTATTCGTAATGCGGCACACCTGAATATTGTTGTGCCAGTGAATATCCTTGTGAACTAGGATCGTTTTCGTCCAAACGAGGATATGTGTTCGATCGAGGTCTTTGTCCTTCTAACATATCATCACCTTGATTCGTTTCGCATATACTAATACGCTCGACGAAATACAACATGACGCCCTTGTGTTTATGATTATTGTCATTCCAGAATTCCTCTTCTTCTTCATATTCTTTAAACTGTGTTTCTAAGAAATCACACTCATCTAAATCACAACACTCCATTTGCATCTGCATTTGAATCCAATAGTCTTTCAATGGTATGCCGGTGATTGGTCGATTCACAATGTTTTTGATTTCTAACATGCGTCCATAAACCGGACAATCCTGTTTTACTACAATACCGTCTGGCGAAGCCCCTATAAACGAGTATTGTTTGTGTTGAATGCAACCAAATTCTCCTATTTGTGTATTGTGCATTTGTTCATAAAGCGCCACGGATACTGGTTCGTATTTTTGCCCCCAATGCATAGGCGAAGACACACTGCTCGATCCGTTAAAACGATAGCTATTAAGTGGTTGGCATTTTTCGTAAATCAGACGATTACGCGATGCTTCCGTTCCAAATATTTTTCCCATACTGCTTGCGCTAATAAGATTATGACGGAATGCATACCATTCTTCGCTGCGTTGTTCAGGCTGATGTATGGATTGTAATTCGTTTAAAATCCTTTTATATTCATCATGATGACGTAATAACTGACTATGTTTCGAATGACAAATTGATCGATTTGGTGGAATATGATCGATTGGTAACAGGAAATAATGTTCTGTGATTTGTTTTATGTGATCCTTCAAATGATCTATTTGGTCCTCATCACATATCACCGTATTTTCCCATTGAGCCAATAACAAATCGCAAATATCGTCAATCATTGTTTCGTAAAATTTGGGCTCGTGCATATTAAGTATATGAATGTCGATATAGTCATCTACGAGCTCATAAATCAAAGGTATGGAATCGATGATATCATCTTCGTCCATTAGTTCTTTCATTATACTATATTTGGATTTGAATCTAAATATATATCAATTTTGTTTTTAAATATTTTCTTTAAACACAATTACCTATCCCATGAAATAAAAAGTGAAATAGGCGGTTCTCATATAGTCCCTCGTTTTTTCTAAAGCATCGTATTTCATATAGCCCATTTTGAGAAAACTATCATAAATACTCTTAGCGCGATATAAACGACCAAAATAACCGGCAATCATCAAGAGAGCCAAATAATAGGGGAAATTACCAAGAGGCAATGTTTTTCCCAAGAAAAACATACAAAGAACCATGTAAATAATGACATAAGCAATCGTGTGGAAAAGAATGGACAATGCTACTTTCCAATTTACTAAATCAACGTATTTCGTATTTGGGTCTGTTGCTTGATAATAAAGTTCAAAACAGTTTTTCATGTATAATATATAATAACAAATTTCATAGCATAGTGTTAAAATATGCTATGAACTATTATTGGATAGTAAATACGATATATATCATATTTATTTTAAAGGTTGGACCGCATGGGTGAAATCAAAATAAATTTGTATGCCTTTTCATACTGGAAAATAAAAAATCTATTTTACTTTTTGACATCTATCGGAATATTTGTGGTTTTATTCAGAAACACTACGCTTTGGAGTAAGTGATTTTAAGGTGGAAACTCTTTTCCCGTCGAGATTTCGTATTGAAAATTGCTTTCGTTCTGGATGAAAAAAAAGCCCCGGGACGTTTTCAACCACTTGTTTTTCACGATCGTAAACAACGTCTTTTGTTTTCACCAGTTTCCCCTTATCCAAAGAATCATTAAAATATAATTTCAATGACTTTGTTTCTTTGACTGAAAGCTCTTTTTCCCTGCAATACGTCTCCGCATAAGCATGAAGTAATTGAGTACGCCGTGTTTTGTCGAGCTTATTCCAATGATCCGATTTGTTTTGTTGTTTTTCCAATTCCAACAAATTATCCAACGAGGTCATTCGCATAGTATCCTGTATCTGGTTTTCTTGAAAAGTCATTGGAATATACTCCTTCTTAGCAGGCGTTTTTTCGGCTTCAGTATTTTCAGAAAACATTCTACTCAAAAGTTCCCTTTAAGTAAGTATAAAGAGCTATGTTTATTACCTTTCTTTAAATAAGTTATTAATATATGACCTTACACTGCAAATTACTTCGATCGTCTTCCATTGCTCGATGTCCACTCGAAACATAATTAGAATGAAAATCTTTCATGGCCAAATTATTGGTTTCCGTGTTATTGACACTATATACGACCCTTTTTATTGAATATTCTTTCATTTTGTTATAACAATCTGCACACGGCTGGGACAAATGCATATTACCATAATTGTCTATTCGAACCACGTATAATGTTATCTTTTTCTTTTGCAAATTGGCCTTTAAACACTTCCTCAAAACCTCCATTTCCGCATGGCACGACCAAGAATACTCCGGTAAAATATTGTCTCGGAATGTCAAACGATAATGGTTATATCCCTTGGCAATGATTTTCCCGGACGACACTGCAACGCACCCATGTTTATGGGCCTTCATGGTTGACTTTTGTGCTTCTTTTGCAGCGAGTTCCAAAAAACGGAAGTCGGACTTTGAACAGGGTAAATTCATTGTATTTTATTTTTTGGATCTATATTCATCGACCCCCCTCCCTTTCAATTTTCCGGGGGAATTTTCCCTTCTCTTGGAAACTTTAGGAAAACATTGATTCTATGCCGGACAAAAAGAAACAATTGTTTTCTAAAATTATCGTAAACATATTCTTTTTATTTGTAATGTCCAAGAGGGAAGATAAAAAAGATGAAGAAAACGATCGTTTTTTAGACATATGTTTCGAAAAACCGAAAAAGTCCAAGAATGTGGAATTAAAAAAACCTCGAAAACGTCGACAAGTTGCAGAACAAGACTCTTGGACGCTATTTGTAGAACAATTCCAAGACGAAAATGTCGATTCGATTTTGACAAAGTTGGAAAAAGAGGATAAAAACTGGTCATTGCTGATTTCTCATATAAAATCTAAAATACGCGGCTATTATGCTCAGGATAAAGAAAAATCATTAATAAACGACGAGAAATTCGTAAAATATGAACACGTCATTGCATTGATGAAGGAGAGCAAAAACATTTGCCATTATTGCAAGGAAAACGTTATGTTGTTATACGAATATGTTCGTGAGCCAAAACAATGGACGCTGGAAAGAAAGGACAATGATTATGGTCATAACCACGACAATATTGTGTTGGCGTGTTTAAATTGTAATCTCCGTCGTAAAACTATGAAAATGGAACGCTACGAAATGACGAAGATGTTGACCCACATTGAAAAAATAAATTCATGAATAAGTAAAATACTTAAATAACAATTCTCAAAACAGTGTAATGTGCGCAGCGTTTCAACCCCTTGTGTATCATCCCCATATTAAACAAAAATTAGATCATTTTCAAATAAAAAATTGCATACCGAATTTGCTATTTCATGGAAATTCGGGCACAGGTAAACGCAGTCTAGTATATCAATATATTTATCAAATATACGAAGGAAACAAAGAAAAACTCAAAACAAATGTTATGTTTGTCAATTGTGCCCACGGAAAAGGAATAAAATTTATTCGCGAAGAACTGAAATTTTTCGCCAAATCGAATTTAAAGGGGAAACAAGGAATCAGTTTTAAAACCATTGTCTTATTTAATGCGGATAATTTGACAATAGATGCTCAATCTGCATTGCGACGATGCATTGAACTTTTTAGTTATAATACGCGATTTTTCATTGTGATTGAAGATAAGAATAAGTTATTGAATCCCATATTATCTAGATTTTGCGAAATCCATGTTCCTGATATTGTGGATCAATCGGGAAAACCCATGAATCTACATTCTTATTATTTAGAAAGAAGTTTCGGACCGAAATTAGATAAATCCCAATGGTTTCAAAGTAAAATGAAATCTTTCGACGGATCCGAACAAAGTAGCTTACAAATGACCGAGAATATTTATGAAAAAGGGTATTCTGCCCTTGACTTGATTCATTGGATCCAAAATCAATCTCCTTTAGACGAATATCAAAAATCGAAAATAGTCATGCAATTCCATAAAATTCGATGTGAATTTAAAAACGAAAAATTGTTGCTTTTTACATTGCTATTTGGTTTGACTATTCGTTGAAAGATCTATTTCAATATATCATTATATTCAAATATGGACGACTTTGTTATATCAAATCTACACGAATCTCGTAATGAGTGGTGTGGCCGTTTGGTCAGTATTTTCACGCCTTTAATTCAAGAAGGATTTCAATCTATTTTTGATGAAGCATGGAAAATGTGTATCGAAAACGACGAGGCCAGTAAATATTTGATGACATATCAAAACCTTTTATCTCGTGTTCCTAAGTGGAACTCGGTCATTGTAGAAGAAGAACGCCAGCGTATTATTGAGCGAAGCGGATGCAACTATTTAGAGGATTTGATTACATGTGTACACATCATTCAATTAAAGGTGCTTACTTGTATTCGCGTAGGTAGCAAGCAAAAAAAGATCGACATTTCCATTCCCAAACTCGATCATTTTATTCACAAGGTCTATGTGCATGTTGCACGTAAGTTATACATGAATGTCTATTTATACGAAAAGAATTTGAGTGCATTGCAAAAACAGAAAAACATGCGCGAATTAGAACTCTTGATTCAAGAATGCATTTTGGTTACAATAAGAGAGAGCGTTCCCACCGAGGAAATCATCAAAGCCTATATGGATGAAAGCGAAGAACAAGAAGAAGAAGTGTTTATAGAAAGTGTCAAAGAACCGGTTCTTGATAAACCCGAAGAAACAACCAGTCAAGAATTAATAGAAACAAACACCGAAGAGCCAAGTGAAGAAAAAGTAGAATTACCCATTGTCCCATCCATTAAAAACATAGACGATGAAAAGGTAGTTACACAATTATCTTTCAATAATAACGACAGCGTATTGGATGAGGAGGACAATATTAAGGCAATCGAAGCACCCAAAACATTGGAACGTTTAGAGGAAATTAGCACAAGTCGTGCAATGGAGCGCAAATTGGCAGAGCAAGATGAAGATGATGACGATGAACGCATTAAAATATCTACTGAAGACATTAATCTCACTGGATTTGATGTTTTAGGTGAACCCGAAACGATACCTGATCTAAAAACAGACGAAACGGAAATAAAACTAGATTTTGAAGAGTTAATCTAATAAATAATTGTATTCATTCTTTTTTGAGAACATATAAAAATGAATGAATTTTTGAAGATAACCATCCCTGCGCATAAAAAACTTGCACAACTTGCAAAGCATTATAACACCAAAAATATATTTTTTTCCGCGCAAGGTGGGGGATGTAATGGTTTTACATATAGAACCAAAATGTTTAAAAATTCTTTCCAATATAATTTAGAACCATTGAAATACAAACCTAATTCATTAATGCACTGTATTGAAAAGGACGATTATAATATTTATATTTGTGAATACGGCTTCAAACATTTGGTCAACACAACAATCCATTGGGAAAAGAATTTCATGAATGAAAAATTCGTTTTTGATAATCCAAACGTAGAATACGTATATAAATGTCAAAATTCATTTATATCGAAGGAATCGGGGGGCTCATTTTAAATGATGCGTTATTTCTTATGCGAAATAATGCATTTTTATTCTATACAACCATGGATCCTATGTTTTTAGTAGCTGTTATTGTTACATTAATATATGCTTTAGTCAAATTCGGTGAATATAAATTTCTTCAAAAGGATGATGAAAAAACTCCTTTAAAAGATATTGTTCGGGAAATCATTATTGTGGCCATGTCTTCTTTAGCCGCATCTTATATCTATTTTCATTTTCAAGGAACGATTAATGAATTTTTCAATGTTGTGACTGATGCAAAGGTGTTGAACCAGGCGAACACGCAAGTATTTACCGATAAACCTAATTTCTAATAAAATTGATAGAAAGATGTTTGTTATAATATTTTAAAAACATTATGACAACTCGAATTGATAAATTCACTCAGTCTTTTCAGGCCTTTATGGATAATTTTGATCCACCTGTGGAAAAATGGGATTTTGTAAAGGACCATCCAACACATACCGGAAATCGCCATACTTTTACACTCACTATGCCTATCGAATATAGTGAAGAAAGAACTCGTTATGAAAATGGCTATATGGTAAATGAAACACTCGTCGTTTCCCAACAGCGACCGACTGACGAAGAATTTCGAACGAAATTCGAAGAATACTTCGAACCCTTTAGAAATAATTTTCGTAATCAAGGAGTATCAATTGATATGCTCCAAATCAATGAATTACAAACAATGACTATGCAAATATGTCTTTCTTTGTGCTCTGGTCATCCTTTACCTTTTCCAATACCAACGTATTCAGGTGATTCTCGATATCAAGCATTACAAATGCGTAATCAAGCACTCGTGCAAAGATGCGATCATAATACTGAAACCATTGATATTATGCGAAACGAAATACGACATTTACGACATTCACGACGCGTACTAAAAAACAAACACAACGAGGAAAAAATGAAAATGCGTGAACGTTTGTCTAAAAATGACAGTCGACTCATTCAAAAGATTAAGGGCTATTACAAACAACAATCGGAAAAGGAAAATTGTCCGGTATGTTTCGAACCAATCGAAGCAGAAGAATTGTATGTTCCGGGTTGTTGTCATTATTTATGTAATTCTTGCGCAAATCGCGTGAAAGAAACAAGTAATCGTTGTCCCATATGTCGCGATGAGCTATATACACATCAAGATCAACCAATTTATCCGATGGTTGTAAATAATATTGAAAATGAAAATATAGCCATGCAGCAAATATTAATGGATTTGATTCAAGGTGACTTACCGACCAACAGTGAAATACCCATGAACGATACAAGTGTTTTGAATCAACCAGCTGATCCCAATGTCTTTGACGAAATAGTAATAAATGTTCAAGAAAACTGATCAATGGAAAACAATGTTACATTTTCCGGGAGTTCTCCTTCCATTTTATATTTCGCAAAAAAAGGTCGTTCTAATTGTGCCTCTGGAGTATGTTTATGAACGGTTCGCGCAATCATTTTATACAATTTAAAAGATGGATATCTTTCTTGACCATTTTTTAAATACAATACATTTTTACCATTGTCGTCTAAACACCATTCACGGACTATTTTTTGCAGGTCATCGTATTGACTTATATCATCGTCAATTTCCATCATAAAATCATACATCGATGTTCCCAAACGACATAAGTCGAAGGAATAATTGGGCTCTAATCGCGGCTTTTTTTCGTTAAAGAAAGGCTCGCAATTGTATTGCGTGGAAGCGTCGCCACTTGGTCCAAAACTATCACTGCAAAACGTTTTGCTGGAATATTTATAAATAGCCCGACCAAAATCAATGAGTTTATATATTTTTCCATATGTAGGAACTTTGTAAACGATCCCTTCAAACATATAATATAAGAACGGTTTGTCGGTTTTCGTATACATAATATTGTTTGTGTGTAAATCGTTATGTGTAAAGTGAAATGCTCGTTGATATGTGAGTAATATCATGATGACTTGAAAAAGAGCACTGCATCCATTATCTTCGTCAACTTTATCTTTTTCTAAGAGATGATCAAATGTTCCGTCGCATTGTTCCATACAGATCATTTGTATAGGGAAATTATCTACAAAACCGTATACTTCATCATCCTCTTCTTCTTCACTTGAAGAACTACTTTCTGTACTACTATCATCATCATCATCTTCTTCCCCGTTAATATCTATTATGTTTTCACTACTTAAAGAAATGTCTTCCATTATATCTTCGTCATCATCTTCTTCAGAACTATAATTTAATTCACTATCGTTACTTGAGTCACTACTACTACTGGAAACATTATGTTTATTCGATCTATTATAAACTGTTTGGATGTTTTCAAATACAGTATTTGATTCCTTCTGTTCGTCGACTATGTTTTCTATTTCAATAAAAGGTATTTCCAATTCATCTTCTTCCTCAAAACACAATTTTAACTTGTTTTTTCGCGATCCCCCGTAAAGCGATAGTTCATTTATGATGTTTTCATATTTGTTTTCCACATGAAAAAGTGTTCCCACATTTTCATTGAAAAACTTGGAATTTTGTAAATATTCCATGTCATCACTCAGCGCCACTTTGTATTTTTTTTGAATTCCTAAGTAAGATCCGTAAAAATCGATACCGTTCTCAAATCCAAAAGAGTTCTTCATAACACTAGAAAGATAAGTGAAAAAGCAATCCACATAGGAAGTATTGTTTGGAGAAAGAAGTTTTGGATGACTTTCGGGTTCTAGTTCATCGGATATTAGTTTAGGCAATTTGCGAAGATTACTATCTTCTACATTGTATTTCCCGATCATATATCGATATGGGTCGAGCAATGGTGAAAATTTAATGAAAACATTCTTATTTTCCTCGTCCTGTCCGTTTTCTTTTGCAACGGTTTGCAAATCTTTCATATGATAAGGGTGATTTAAAGCTATTTTCAGATAATTGGAATCATTCATTTCGAAAAACCGACTATAAATCGGATTATACAATTGCAATTCATCAATATCATAGGGATTAAAATCCGGATGTTGATTTTGTTCCGTTAATTTTTCTAAATGTATAAATTCCGGTTTTGAATAATGTAATTTATAATTCATCCTACTATATACGTTTTGAGAACAGATTTTAAAAAATAGTTAAACGTAAATGCATTGGAACGTTTGAATAGGAATATTTTAATCTATATGTTCTACTATAGTAATTTTCCTAAAGATGACCTTGCAATTAAAAAAATTCGATATGAAATGGATTACCTTTAAACCGAATGAAAATAAGGGACCAGTTATTGTTATGATTGGACGTCGTGATACTGGTAAATCGTTTTTAGTACGTGATTTATTATTTCATCAACAAGACATTCCTATAGGAACCGTTATTTCAGGAACAGAGGCCGGTAATGGATTTTATTCTTCACATGTTCCTAAATTGTTTATTCATGAGGAATACAATACGGTTTTGATAGAAAATGTATTGCGGCGTCAAAAAGCAGTGTTAAAGCAGATGTCGAAAGAAAAAGAACAATACAATCGATCTACAATCGATCCACGAACATTTGTCATTTTAGATGATTGTTTATATGATCAATCATGGACCAAGGATAAAATGATGCGTTTGATGTTCATGAATGGGCGTCATTGGAAGATTATGCTTATTATTACCATGCAATATCCATTAGGTATTCCTCCGAATCTGCGCACAAATATCGATTATGTTTTTATTCTTCGTGAACCTTATTTGACCAATCGTAAGCGTATTTGGGAGAATTATGCGTCAATGTTTCCTACTTTGGAGTCATTTTGCTCAGTCATGGACCAAACCACTGAAAACTACGAGTGTTTGGTCATTAATAACAATGCCAAGTCTAACAAATTAAACGATCAAATTTTTTGGTATAAAGCAGAAAATCGCCCGAACTTTAAATTGGGTTCGAAAGAATTTTGGGATATTTCCAAGGAAATGGGATCCGATGACGAAGGGGAACAATATGACCCTTCTAGATCAAAAAAACG